ACGATCTTCTCCGGCCGCACATGGCCGACCTGAAACCCGAAGAGATTCGCACGCTCCACCAGATGGGGCCACAGATGCTCACCGAACAAGAAGCCTACCTCGCCGAGCTGGCCAAGGCGACCGGGGCCGGCGAAGCGCCAAGCCCATCAGCCGCCGGGACGCGCGAGCCCAACCCGGTTCCGCCCCGCCAGTTTGGCGATCTCGACACCCGCAACGTCGCGAACGTACCAATGAGCGAGTTTGGAACGGCCATGTTCGAGAAGGGCGCTCTTCGCATCAGCGCGCGAATCGACATGGCTGGGCACGTCGGACAGAGCCCGGTGGGGGCGGTGCGTGACGCTGGAGCCAAGATCCTTCCCGATCCGCTCCCGCGCGGTGACCAGCCGCGCTACACCGATTCGTATTCGTGGGCTGATTCGACCTACGGCGGCATCATGGGCTCTTTCAACGGCCAGATCGATTCGATCTATGCCAACTACCTTCGCTCTTCAAAGTCCAACAAAACCAAGGCTCTCCGCCGCGACGCGTTCTCTGAGCAGGTCGGGCCGGCCGTGCGACGGCCCGCCGGCAAGTTCACGAACGACCCCGATATCAACCGCGCCGCCGATCTCATCCGCCAAAATTTCGCCAACCTGCATGGTCTCGCGGCACGGCACCAGGTCAAGGGGCTTGACCAGTTCGATGCCCGAGATACTTACCTCACGCGAGTAGGCTCGCGCACAAAGATCGATTTCGCCCTTCAAAACTTCGGAGCGAAGGACGTGGAACGAGTTGTGGCCGATGCCATCCTCAAAGGCTCCGAAGGCATCGACATCGCGGTTGTCAACAAAATGGCCAGGGCGTGGGTCCGCAACGTGGGCACGCGGACCACGGCGATGGAAGATATCTTCCGCATGGCTGGTGGCTCTTCGACGGTGGCTCAGATCAAAGAGCGGATGATGGAGGCACTCCCGGAGCTCTCTGTCACTGAGGCCGAAGTTTTGGCCAAGTCACTCGTCGTGAACCAAGACGAAGCCCGGACCATCAAGTTTGCAAAGAGACGGATGTCGATGGACGAAACGTACACCGACGAGGATCTTGGGCTTGGCATCGAAGACTTGCTCGAGAACAACGCCGAGACGATCCTCGACCGCTACGCGCGTCGCATGGTTGGCGAGGCCGCACTTGGCGATGTCTACCGCACCAGTCCCGACACGGCCGATGGTCGCAAGCCTGAGAGCATCGTCGAGCTTCGTCGCGTGCTTGAGGCTAAAGCGGCCGAGCAGGGGTTGGCCCGTGACAACCCGCAGCTCCGCTCCGATCTCGACAAGATTGAGATCGGGATGCGACTGACGGCGGGCATCCCGCTTCAGGAGAACACGGCCACGGTCCGCGCCCTCCGCTCAATTCGCCAGCTCAATGTGATCCGACTACTCAGCTCTGTGCAGACTGGCATCCAGAACTTCGCTGAGATCAGCGGCGCGATCGCCGAAGATTTCGGCGTTTCCGCGTTTCAACAATTTCCCGCATTGCTCGAAACCTTCAAGCGTGCCAAGGACGGCCAACTCTCCAACGAGACGATTCGTGAACTGGCCATACTCACCGGAGCCGGCGAGGAGATGAGTGTTCGCCGCATTCGTTCGGGCTACACCGACGAAGGCCATCGGACCACAAAGGTCGAAGAGCTGATTTCCAAGGGCGGCCGTCTCGCGGGGATGGTCTCTGGCATCACGCCAGGCCAGACCATGCTGGAGCGGTTCGTTGGCGTCATGGTGATGCAGCGGTGGATGAACATTGCCAAGGGCGGCAAGCGGCCCGGGAAAGCCCGGCTTGCCGCGATGGGCATCAACCCCGAAAGCGACATGGTCAATCGCATCTCGGCCGAGATGGTCAAGCACTCCAAGACCGAAACCGGAGGATTCGGCGAGCGACTTATTCGCTCCAACGTCGAGAAGTGGGACGCGGACGCTGCGGCGGCCTTCCGCAACGCCGTTCAGAACGAAACCTTCCGGCTGGTGCTGCGGAACAATCCGGCCAGCTATGCAAAGTGGATGACCAACGAGACCGGCAAGGTTGTTGCTCAGCTCCGGACGTTCAGTTTCCAATCCTGGACCGCCAAGACGCTTTACGCCGTGAAAGTTCGGGACGCGGCGACAGCATCGTCGCTCGTGCTCTCCAGTGTCGGCGCGGCGGCGGCGTATGTGCTGCGCACTGGTATCGATTCGATCGATAAGCCCGCGTCAGAGCGTGACAAGTTCCTTCGTCAACGGCTCAGTATCGAGGCCATCGCCAAGGCTGGATTCTCACGAGCGGCCTACTCCTCGCTCCTGCCAATGGCCGTGGACACGGTCGCGCCGGTCTTCGGCTATGACGAGCCGTTCTCATACGCACGGACTTCAAACATCGGCAACAACGTCCCCACGCTGGACTGGCTCCAGAACGCATGGCGAGCGAAGAGCGCTGTGTTTGGCCCCATGCAGTCTGACTATGACTTCAGTCAGGAAGACGTGAAGGCTCTTCGTGCAGCGCTCTTCATCCCGCGCGTGATGGGCGTGAACGGCGCTCTCAACCGATTCCAGCAATCACTGCCGAAGACCAGCAAGAAACTCTTCCGGAGCAATCCATGAGCCTCGTTCAAGTTCTCCGGCTCAGCCGATCGTTCACCGACGATGGCCAGCGCCAGAACGCGACCGCGCTCGAGCTGTGGATTGCGGCCGCCGCCCCGATGATCAATGCCGGGGGATCTGGCATCTCGGCCATCGTCGGCGTGCAGGGCGACGTGCTGTACTTTGACGGCACGGCATGGGTGGCGCTCGCCGCGGGCACGGCTGGATACGTCCTGTCCACGGGCGGGCCGGCCGCAAATCCTTCATGGGTGGCAGCAACGGCTGGCTCGGGCGGCACGTTCTGGCAGGCCGAAATCGACTTCGGATCGACGGTTGATGATTACGTCGAAACGACCGTTGTGGCCAAGACCGGCGCGACCACTTCCATGCAGTTCAGCGTGACCGGCTTCGGAGCCACCGTCGATCACGACATCGAAGACGGCTTGCTTGAAGGGCTGGTGTTCGATGTGTCGTGTGTCGTCAATGGCGAGCTCTTCATTCGAGCCTACGCTCCGAGCGGCACGTTTGGCAGGTTCAAGCTCAATGTTCGCGGCGAAACGGCAGTATTTACCCCGTAAGGATATTTCTAATGAGCATTCAACTTCGCGACGGGACAACCACCAACCTTGCCAATATCGACACCCTTGGCTCACAGCGGGTCAGGCCCTTCCACCCCGTTCTCAATGGCTCATACCGAGTGGGCGTTTCGAGCGGCCTCATCACCGGCATAGCCGCCGGCACGGCCAGCGCCGGTCACCTCTTTGCGTTTCGCTGGGGACACGCCAGCAAGTTGGCGATCATCAGTTATTTCCGGGCTCGATGGCTGACAGTTGCGGGGTTCACTGCCGCCCAGGAAATTGGCATGGACCTGTTTCAGACCCGCGTGTATTCGGCCAGCCACACCGTTGGATCAGCCATCACGCCCGGCTCAAGCATGCGGAAACGCAACACCCACGGCAACTCGGACGTGACTGACGCTCGCATCAGTGCGACCGTCCAGCTCGGCAACGGCACCCACACCATTGATACCTCCGCGATTGCTCAGGGCGGATTCAGTGAGCTTGCCGCTGGTGCCACAGTGCCCAAGGGGTTCTTTGATCTTCGGTTTGCGGCCAACGATCCGGCCTGGTCACATCCCATTGTGCTTGGCACCAACGAGGGGTTGATTCTGCGAAACAGCGTGTTGATGGGCGCAGGCGGCACGGCGCGGGTGTCCGTTGAGATGGAATGGCACGAAGTTGATGCGTATTGAACGATTCCCGAAAGGACTCTCCCAGTGGCAAAGAAAAATCCCGACGTCGCCGGCCGCATGAGCGAGTTGCTCGACAAGGCCATGATCGGCTGGCTCGAAAATGGAACTCCCCTCCTCGACCAAGAGGGACAAGCAGTGCTCGACGGCGAGGGCAACCCGGTCATGCGGGCCCTCACCCCGGCCGAGGCCGACAAGATCATGAAGCGGATTGCCCAGATTGGCAAGGTGGGCACCGCCGGCGTCGGACCCATGAGCACCGCGGCAGAGCTGGAGGCCATGGCCGACGAGAAGATTCGCAGTGGCGAGATTCGATTCGACGGCAAGACTCGCGCCATCCCGGCGCTTGACGTTGAAGGTGATGACGAGGCGATGCGGGCGTGAGCAAGTTTGGCAAAGATTACATCGAGCGACTCAAGCGGGAGCCCGTCTTCTTCGTCGAGGAGCTTTGGAAAGACCGCAAGCTCGATCGAGTCGCGCCCCTGGGCGATGTCGAGAAGGACATGATCCAGTGGCTCTTTCTGGGCGCTCCGCCTCAGCGGGGAGCGCTCGGCTGGCGCGGCATCGGCAAGACCCACTTTGGTGTTGCGGCCGACACCTGCTACACGCTCCTCAATGACCCCGAGGAAAAAGTCCTGATCGTGTCGAAGTCGGCCGGTGCCGGCAAGGCCACGGTGGGCCTGACACGCGACTGGATTCGATCCGTCTGGTTCCTCCAGCACTTGGACCCCAGCCGCCGGACGTTCGGCACCGACACAGTGACCGAGTATGAGGTCTACGGCGCTCGGGACTCCCGGTCGCCAAGCGTTTCAAGTGTCGGCATCGAAGGCCAGCTTCCCAACAAGCGGGCATCGAAGATTCTCGCCGACGACATCGAGACCAAGGACAACACCCGAACCCTCACCTCGCGAAACGATCTCTCGAACGTCATCACAGAGTTCAGGGCCATTTGCTCCTACGGCAGGAAGCAGATCGTTTACACGGGCACCTTCCACAACGAAGACAGCCAATACCTCCGGCTCAGCAAGAAGGGCTATGTGTTCCGGAGTTGGCCCAAGCTCTACCCCGGGCCCGACGAGAAGATGCTCGGCCTCGCGCCCATGCTCCGGGATCGGCTCGACAAAGGACTCGCCAAGCCCGGCGACATCACCTGCCCGCACCGGGTGACGGCTGACGATATCGCCAAGGACAAGGCCGAGGGGCGGACCTACTGGGGCATGCAGTGCATGCTCCTCACTGACCTGGGCGATGCCATGCGGTACCCGCTGCGGCTCGCAGACCTGATTGTCTTCCCGGTCAACCAGCTTGTGGCACCGGCAAACCTTGGGTGGGGCACCAGCCACGGCGGAATCTCAACTGCCGTCCACGAATCCGACGTGCCCTCCTACGGACTCGGCGATGACCGCTGCTACCGGCCGATCTACATCGACCAAACGTGGTCCCCATACTCCCGTCGCGTCATGTGGGTTGACCCCGCCGGCGGCGGCACAGACCGCACGGGCTATGGAATCTGCCTGCACCTCAATGGTTTCAACCACATCCCCGGAGGCCCGCCCGACCTCCTCGGCGTCGGTGGGTTCCTCGGCGGAGCCACCCCGGCCAATCTCGCACAGCTCGCACGGCTCGCCAAACACCACCGAGTCACTGAGATTTACGTCGAAGGCAACCTGTCCGGCGCTCGGCTTGTCGTTGACAACGCCTACATGCAGCTCCTCCAGATCGCCCTTGACCGCGTCCACACCCCCGACTGGGGCTGCCAAGTCTCGGGCAGGTGGTCAACTGGCCAGAAGGAAATCCGAATCCTCGAAACACTGGAGCCCATCACGGCCAGTCATCGGCTCGTGGTGGACCCCGCCGTGGCCCGCGGCGACGAGTTCCAGCGCCAACTCACACGCCTCACCCGCGAACGCAACTGTCTTGGGCAGGACGGCGAGATCGAATCCCTCGCCGGCGCGGTCAGCATCTGCAACTCCGGCATGTCCACCGACCCGGACAAGGCCGCCGAAGACCAACGCATGGCCAAGCTTCGACAGCTCTCGTACCAGTACGCCAAGGGTGGCGGGATCGAGCACCGCTTTATTGACCACTTCGCCGCCAACGCGACGCGGGCTGGAACCTGACAGCCAAAGGCCAACGCCGGGCCATAGTGACAAGATGCGGCCCGTTGACGTGGTGGGTGCGGCTACCCCCGCCATGACGTATCGCAAGCCCGTAAGGGCCATCCACGGGCCAGCAAAACTTTCAAGGGTATTCCATATTAGGTACTTGTATGGCAAGGGTAAATCCAATGATACAACTGGATTACAACTGGACTACAACTGGCTGTACCACTAGATTACAATGACACTCTAACAGGAGAATCGAGTGATGGAAAGAAAAGAACAGAATAGTACGGTACAGTACAGTACGGTACAGTACAGTACCTTAACATAGTATTGTCCCCACAAAACCCTAACAAAGTTTAGTATCCTGACAATGCACTAACACGGGACGGGACGGGACGGGACGGGAAACGCCATTCTGGGTGAAATATGCGGATGGCGCACTGGTGCGCTAACCGTCCAGACGCGGAATCGACCCATGGAAATTTTGGCTGGGACTGGCGCGAGAGTCTTGATTGATGACGAGCCCGCGAAA